AAATTTTCATTCTTAACCAAATCTTTTTGACGCTCATCAGACATCATTTTCATGCTGCCTTCAGACTTTATTTCGGTCTTTAAGTTCTTATCAGACGGCATAGACATATTGTAACCTGACAAATCAGTATTGGCGCCTAAAGAATATGAATTATTTAACTGTTGAGCCTGTTCTACTGAACCTAATTTTAACGGCTCTTTAACTGTATTTGAATCCGTAGCAATTTTCTGCTGTTGATTTTCCGTCTGTTTCTGAGCATCTTGCTTTTGAGCTTGCAAAGCTAAAGAAGAGGCAGCACTATTAAGTCCAGCACCTAACATATTGTTAGCCTGTTGGTCCGCAGCTCTTTCAAATCCCAAATTTTGAGCAGCAATACCAGCATTCATCTGTTGAGCCTGCATATACTTAGCCATAGCTTGATTTCGTTCTTCAGCAGCCAATATTGCAGCACTTTGAGCATTAGCCTGAGACTGTTCAGCCGCTATACGATTTACATTTCTACTTAACAGTGCAGGATTAACCCCTCTTTGAGCTTTAGCGGCAGCAATCTGTTGCGCCAGATTTCTATCATACATTTGCGCGCCTTTTAATTCTCCAATTGTAGGCTGATTTCCTATGGCTTGATTATACAGTTTAGCTACAACGTCAGCAGGAACTGCAGGAGCTAACTGTTGAGCTGAATCATCCTGTTGAGAACCCATAACGCCACCAATAACGCCACCGGCTAAAGCGCCCCAAGGTCCAGCAGCAGAACCAGCAGCGGCTCCAGAAGCAGCACCGCCCACTACATTTTTATTTTTTCGTCCCATGTATATACCTCTTTAAAGTGTGTATGTTTTTTAAATTTTACCAATATAATAAGTAAGATGGCCAACCTGTTTATAAAACTGCCAACCCAATTTCTTCATCATTTTTTCACTGTACTCGTAGCCATTTGTAGTATTGTCTACTGAACCAATCATCTTTTGGTACCCCTCAGCCTTAGCAGCATTACAAAGCCGTTTAAATAGATTGAAGGCAGCAATCGTTCCTCTAAACTCTGGGAGCACATATATTTCTGCTAAGTAACATGCTTGCAATTCAGGGTAAAAACAGTAAGTTATAAATCCCTTTTCATTTTCGTAAAGTTCCATGTCTTCTCGTTCCTTTAAGTAAGCAGCATATTTATTCATATATTATAATGTACCTTTTGCTATCATTTTAGTATACTATAGTAGCTACTTGCTGTAAACTATTTTGTTCCATAAGTTTTGTTAGTATTAAACTTAAAAGAGCCCTTTTTAATACCAATTTCAGCAGCTACATGAGAAAGACTGAAGGATTCCCCATCCACATCAGTTTTAAAATCTTGTAGCTCAAACTGAAAGCTTTCACATTTTTGTATTTTAGGGTAAACTAGCCATTGATATAGGGGAAATTCGCCGCCGTAAACAGACTCGGACCCATATATTCCAGTTCCATATACTGAAGGAGTTAATACACTGTCTACATCAATAATGGTTTCTTGTTGATAGTACGGATTAAAGTCATATGCAATTTTAACAACCAATTTATGAGCTGATTTGTAATTTCCCAACAACATTAGCTGATAAAATCTTTCAAATCCTTGGACACCGGCAATTTGTATCCATGCACTTTTTATGCGCATTTTGATAAACTGACCATTGTCTTGATACAAATTTTTAGTTTCCTTGTATACTAAACCGTCAGCACGTACATAGTAGTAATCGCCCTTAAATTCTATAGAGTCTAATCCTCTTATATTTGAGAAGGTAGACCAGCGATTGCAGTAATAATCATACACTAAAGCTCTACCAGCATCTGTAATCATTCGTATTTGATTTACAGTTGACAACAAGGTAGCACTTGTAATCTTTTCATTATTATAACGCTCAACAGAATCTCCAATATATTGCAGGCCGAAATTACGTTTCAGCATATATATACCTTTAGCAGACTTAAACATGATACCTTCTGGATTTTCTACTAAACTGTTCGCATCAACGCAGCCAGCGTCCGAAGTCACATTATAAGGAGTACGGTAGTCGTCCTGTTGTCCTAATTCGTTCGGACCTTCTCCCGTAAGGGCAAAGATAGCTCTTTCTTTAAATATAATTAAATGGTCATCTATAACTGCTAGAGCAATGGCTTTACCGCCCTTATCGTCTAAAGGAATTTTAAAAGCTGCATTAAATCGTACAGGCTCCCCAATACCAGTAGTCTTTGAGTATTGAAGAGTATAGCCGTCAGATAATATGGTAAATACTCTAGCTTTATAAGCAGCTACATAAGAACTGGATAGAGCGGCGTCATTTTCTAACACGCCACCAGTTGTATATAAAGGTTCAGCATAGGCTAATTCTTGGTCTGTAACATAATCTGTAATAGCAATAAACTTTTTATTCTTTACATTTTGATATGAACCTGTTATAAAATCATCAGTTCCCGGAGCGTTAACAGTATCTACTACTCTACTTATTTTATAGAAAACGAGGCCATTTCCTTGGGTACGATAAACTTCAATTTCAACATCATCTTTTGACGTTAAGTAACAAGGAATGAAGGTGAGATTTGCTATAAATAAATTTCCGTTTGGAACAGTAGGAGGCACTACAGGAGAAGGAGTGGTTACGGAAACTGGTAACGCAGGAGCACTGCGATGAATCTTACCAGTTCTGTCAGTCCATTTGTAAACAATTGTATATAAATATCTTTTCTCAGCTTCTAATCCGTTGTTGTTATTTGGAATTAAGTCAGTAACTGGGTTTATGTCCATTATAGCTTCAGGAGTATCTAAGAAGCCATGTTCCACTACTTTATAACCGTCGTACATTTTTAATAAGCCACCACTAATATGAAGAGCCTCTCCTTGAGAAACGTCAAAATAATTAGAAGATTGAGAAAAGTCTGCTATCTGCTTTTTTATAACTGTTGCTGCCAATACTTTTGAAGCACCTGCAGGCTGTAAGGAAGTAATTACTGCAGAAGGCTTAGTAACAACTTCTCCAATAAGGGTAACGTTTGTCAAACTGTTTACATACGTAGATTTAATTACACAGTTTTCATCTACATCATACTGACCAACAATTTCAGTTTTAAATTGAAGAGTATTGTCTAATAAATTTTTAATCAAATATAGGGTACGAACAGGCTTGTTCACTTCATAAGCAGGGTCTACATCTCCTCCACTTAATATGCCAGAAGCTGTGTAACGTGGGTCAATTTTCTTAGTGGCGAAAAAGTATATATAGTCTTCTAAAACTACAGGCTTTGACTGCAATTCTAAAGCTACATGAGCTACAGTAGGACTGAACGCTGATTGTATACCAGAGCTAGTTATTAACACTGTGCTGATAGCGCCCATGCGCGACACTTCATTTTTAACTTGTATGAAAATAACTGATGAATTTGCATCAGCAGGATTCTGCACAGCTGTTATACTATATTTGCCGTCGTTAGGGTCGTCGAAAGTACTTGCAGGCGGTAAGGGTACTGTTGTAATGGTAACGGGAGCGTGTACAGGAACAGTTAAGGAATAATTAACCAAATGAGCTTGTGCAGTGCCTCCAGATAAAGAGGACAAGACAACTCTAATGTTAGCAGCTTCTGCCGATACATTTACATTGTTTAAAGGAAAGGCGGTACCCAAACTAAAAGCAGGGCTAATGGTTTGATTTTCATCTATAGATTTTAAAACAGTATCTAAAGCTAGAGTAGTGTATGCAACAAAAACTCTATTTGCAACAGTCTGTAAATCGTATTTAAAAGTAGATAGGCTGATATCAGGGTCTATGCTAATAGATGCAGCAGTAGCAAGTTTTATAGCTGAATTGGAAATAACTTTAGGATTTAGATAGTCTACTATACTGAAACGGAAGCCGCCACCTAAACCGTCTACAAAGTTATTCATATAGGAAATGATAAACTTAGAACCAGCAAATCCTACTTTAGGAGCTAAGATACTGCCACCTATAAGACCGCCAAAATCTTGAGATTTCAACTCATGTTTTGCCAAAATAGTATTGGTAAGGTTGTCAACAACAACTATTTGTATATTTTTATACTCGGAGTACAAAGTAGGACTTGAAAGAACACCAGGCTCGATAGTTAATATCTTCTTTTCATAAGCATAGCAAGTCACATTTTCATAGGTGTATGAGTTCGGATTCTCCAAAATACTGTTATCTGCAGAGATTTGTAAAGAGGAAGAATTACAAAATTTAATTTCCCCCTTACCTTCCCATTTTTGTTCGGCATCTGAATATGAATACAAGTTAGAATTTGAATATAATAACAGTTCATCTCTAAATCCAGAAATAGCAGAGCCCGTCTCAATACTGTTCAAATCTAAGTCTTGATTGTTTAAGGCCTCGTACCCATATCTTTTTCTCATAGAGCCAGGATTAGTAAAAACCACATTCTCTAATTCAAGAAATCGTGTAGGAAGTACAGTTTTTTCGTCACCTTTAGTATCTATACCGTCTGTAATCGGCATAGCTATTTTTTGTTTTTCTAAGGCCATATAGTAGACTCCTAAGTCTTAATCATTTTTAACATTACTAAAGACGGCTGCATGTTGTTATGAGAAGCTCCAGAACCTTGAGTTGCAATAATAGTTCCTGACGCCTCAGTATTTCTTAAGAAAGTATTTCCGTGTTCTAAGTCGTCAGCATTTCCAGGATTTATACCCTGATTTTGTAATCCGTGAATAGCATGGGTATGATTACCGCCACCATGATTATGTGCAGGAATTTGAGCTAAAGTTAAAACATGAGCTTCAGTTCCCGGAGCTTGTCCAATAGAGCGAGTGACTGAACCAGATACGGTGTCTATATAAGTACCTGGACCAATAGTAGTTCTACCGTTTAAATTTGGTACGTTGAAGGTAGTTACGCCGTCCCCAACTCCCCAGGTAGTACCTATAGCAGAAAACAAGTCAGAATAGGTAGCTCTAGAAACAGCCGAACCGTTACACGCTAAAAATCCAACTGGAGGTGTCGCGCCTGCAAAGTCCAAAACTGTTCCTGAAGGCATTAGGGGAGAAGAGGGGATGATAACGCTAGAAACTATAGAGTTTCCAGAAGTAATTTGAACTGGAACGCCACCAGCGTTTGTAAACCAGATATCTCCATTTATTACTTGCACTTTATTAGCATTTAAGGCACCAGAAAGCGCCATGGTTAAGTTCTGTAACTTAACAGCTTTAGCATCTAAAATAGTTTGATTGCCCATGTCTAAATCTTGGTTTATATCTACAGCACTGATAGGAACGCTTTTACCTTTATCAGACGTATGGTCATGGTCGTCTATAGCCTGAAGAGCTAAATTAATTAAGTAAGCCCATTCTGGCCCAGGAGTAACTGTTGGGTCCGCTAAGTTCAATAGCATGTTAGGTGTAATAGCCATAAATTCTCCTTAAAATATCCAAAGTGAAACTGTAGTAGGGGTACCTGCCTGCAGCGTCACAAATTTAGTGTTATCATTAATGTTAGACTGTTTTATATCAGTTAACACATCAATTTTACAAATAATCCAGCCACGATAAGCTCTGTTCAGTTTATGTGCTATTAGGGTGTCAGTAGGGCCTATAATCACATTTTCTATGTACACACCGTCTAATAAAATAGACTTGCTTAAATTTCCAAATGCCGTCTCCACATTAGACTGGGCAGTAAAATTTTCTTGAGTACCACCAGCTTGTTTTCTAAAAGGCTGAGCTCGTCCTGCCACAATTACGTCCTTGAAAACCAGAAGTCAGAATTTTCAGCATAGATATCTGAAACTGACTCAGGTTGACCTTCATCTCGATTGTTAGCCATAATTTCAATACGACGTTTTAACTCTGCCTTTTGCTGCTGTAAAACAGTTACATCAGACTCTTCTTTTTGTAAATATTTAATAGCCACGTCTACTATAACGTATTCAGCAAAAAAGTTTAAATCTTTTAAAGTATCTGAGTCGTTTACCAATATAGGAGCTGTAGGGGTAAACCATAGACGGATAGCATAAGCAGCTTCTGGAGGAGGACTAAATTTGATATTGTCACCCAGTAATCTATAGCGTATATTTGGACCATTGATTAGGCCCCAAGTAACATCATTATTTCTATTTCGTTCATTAAAGTTGAACGGTCTCATGGAATACCATTTGTCACTAGTAATTTGAGTGTCTACGCCCTTCATCTTGTAGAAAT